CACCGAGGACTACCACCAACACAAATCACTATGAGATTATTCCGCAAACGCAACCCCGAAACCCCTAAACTCACAATAATGAAATCAGCAGTCATCGCTTTACTTCGCCACCTGCTCACCTTCATCGGCGGTACACTCGTCGCCAAAGGTATCCTTGACACCGCAACCCTCACCGAAATTATCGGCTCGGTATTGACCCTATTGTCAGTGGGTTGGATGGCTTTGGATAAATCAAAGGGCGAACCGAGCAAGTAGTGAACCTACTGGAAACCACTATCATCGGCACCATCAGCGCAATCGTTGGCGGTGCTATTGCTTGGCTGACACGGGGACGCTTCACGGCGGATTCGTTGCAGGTGAAGCAAGCCCAAGCGGTCCTTGCGATGTGGCAGGAAACGGCTGAGGCTCAAAAGAAAGAGTTGACCGAATTACGCAACGAGATTGTAAGTTTGCGAGAGCGGATAGAGTTGCTGGAGAACACCATCCAAACACTCGAAGCCGAAAACGCAACACTTAAATCCCAGCGATGATTCTGCCAACCACTAAGCACACCCGCAACATCCACGAAGTCACCTGCCAATCGGGGCAGGAGTTTCTTTTAATCAGCGACCTGCACTGGGATAACCCGCACTGTGATAGGGGGCTGCTCAAAAATCATTTGGACGAAGCCTTACGCAGGAATGCCGCCATCATACTAAATGGGGACTCACTTTGCCTGATGGGAGGCCGTTATGATAAACGGGCTGACAAGTCAGGAGTGCGTCCCGAACACCAAGTCAACAACTACTTGCAAGCCGTCACCGAAGATGCGGCCAACTGGCTTAAGCCATACGCCAAGAACATCCTTTTAATCGGATACGGCAACCACGAAACCAGCATCATCAAGCATACCGAATTTGACCCGCTCTTGGCCGTTACCAGCATTCTAAACTACGAGGCGGGAACAACCGTTCAACTTGGTGGCTACGGCGGCACGATAGACATCCGAGTACAACACGACAACCTTCGGGGGGTGAACTTTGTCGTTCACTACTACCACGGCGCAGGGGGTGGCGGCCCAGTCACCAAGGGGGTCATCCAAGACCAACGCCTACTCGCAAGCACCGAAGGCTACGACCTCACTTGGATGGGCCATGTCCATGAGTTATACTACCACCAAAACATGATTCACCGCTATGACCGCTCCACGAAAACTCTCCTGCAGAAACCTATTCACCAACTTAGGACGGCGACTTACAAGGAGGAATGGGACGGCGGGTACATGGGATTTCACACTGAACGAGGAAGAGGCCCGAAGCCTTTGGGCGGATATTGGATGAAACTTGAAACGAGCAGGAACGCAAGCAAGGATAATAAGGGACCCGAACTGCAACTGCACGCCACCTTCACTCCTGCGGATAGGTTGTATTAGCCCTCCTGCGTATCGTTGGCGGTCAAGTAAAGGTAGCCGTATTCCTTTTCAGCATTGAACTGGGGGCAAGCCTTGGTCACCCCTGGGAAGTCCCTGTGTCCGCAAATGCGGGCCTTGGGATATTTCTGCAACCAAGAGAGCAGCACCCCTGCGATGGCTTGCCGTTGCTGGATGGTGCGGTCATCCGTGTCCTTCCCGCCAATGTAGGACACATGCAGGCTCGTTGCGTTGTGTCCCTGCACCCCGTTGGTCACCTTGTCGTCGGTGGCCAGCGTGACGATGTTCCCGTTGGGTTCTATAATCTTATGGTACCCCACGGCCTTCCAGCCCAACCCCTCCTTCCAATGGCGGCGGATGGATGCGATGGTGGTGTTCTTTGGCGTGGCCGTGCAATGGACGACGAGGTGGGTAATATTTCGCATGGTTATTCTTCGGGGTTAAGTAATGGATAGTAGCAAACGGTGTGGTCTTCGTCCTTGGGCAACTGGGAGGCGGACACCTCATGGACCCCTGCCCATTGGGCTTTGGCGGGGTCGTAGCCCAGCAACTCGCAGGCCCTGCGATACTCGCACAGGAGGGCGTGGTTCTGCTCCAGGTCAGCGGGTGATACCGCTATCATCAGCCGCTCCAAGGCGTTCGTGAGGGCTTTTGCAGGTCGGGTGGAGTGGTAGGTCATACCGCAAATTTATATCTTATCGGGTGCATTTATGGCGAAAAATGGGAATTTATACCGCATCGGGGATAATCCCCCAAAAGAAAATCACAAAAAAAATGACACGAGCGGTCGCAAAAGAGAAAACCGCCGTATCTTTGACCTACAAACCAACCACAAAACCATGAAAACTATCAAAACCCCCACCCACAACTTCATCACCTTGTTTGACAATTCTTTGTCTATCAACTTGACCAACGGCAAAATCACCGCCACCGGCTTTGGCGCACAATGGCTTCGCCTTGAGGAGTGCAGCATCAGCGACCTTGATGCTTCCGGCTTGGCCGACATCAGCAGCCAAATCGTCCGTCAGCACGGTGCTTGTGTTGCAGCGAAATTCAACCAATTCTCCGGAAACTAACCCCAAAACCATGACCCACGAAACCAAAACCAAACTCAAAGCCGCCCTTGCGACGGGCTACATCGTGCTGACCGCCTGCCTCGGCCTCGCATTTTTCGGCAGATTCATCCTTGCAATTATCACCAACTAAACCCCAAACCATGCACAAGTTTAAAACCACCAACATCAAAGGGAAGGACTATGTTGAAGTCAACCAACGCCTCCTGTTTTTCCGCAACGAGCCAGCCTATGCAGGTTGGAGCATTGAATCGGACCTCGTTGACCTGCAACCCGACCGCTGCTGCATCAAGGCAATGATTCGGGATGCCGATGGCCGCATCCGTGCTACGGGCCATGCCCATGAGGACCGCACCTCGTCCATGATTAACAAAACGAGTTATGTCGAAAACTGCGAAACCTCTGCCTTTGGCCGTGCTTTAGCCGCCCTTGGAATCGGGATTGAAACATCAATCGCAAGTGCCAACGAGGTGCAGATGGCCATCGCCAAGCAGGAGAACCTTAACGACCTCAACGACAAACTCGGATTGGTTCCCGCATACGACGACCTCACCGCCGCAACCCTCAAAGCCGACTTTCTCAAACTGGTGCAGAAGTTACCCGCTGACCAGCAGGAGCGGTTCCTCAAAGACATCGACCAAATGACCCCCGCCCGATTTGAGAAGGGTATCCAATTCATTCAAAATCAACTCTCTAAAAAATAAGCCATGAACAACTTACTGACCAAATGCAACGCCGATGTTTACAAGGCCATCCTTGATATCAAGAATGAAGAAGTTTGTTATGGCGAGAAATTAATTAGTATCCTACAACGACATGAATATTATCATGATTTGACTTTCAGTGAAATAATGTGGTTTGCCGCTCATCTTCCATTGGCAATTTGGGACCGCAAAGTCCATACCTTCTACATCCTTTTTCAATCCCAACAAACCACCGTAATGCCATGAACCATCTCGTAACCATCCCCAAGTCGGACATCAGCAAGGCTGACATCGCCGACATCGCCGCTGGCCTTATCCTCCGCATCGAGGAAGGCGAGGTCAACCCCATCGCCGCCCATGTACGCCTCAAGGCGGTCGTCAAAGCCTTGGAGCAAGTCCTGAAAGCAACCGAGGACATCGTCCGTGACGAGGCCGAAAAGCACGGCAAGACCTTCTCCGCATTCGGTGCAGAGATTCAAGTCAAGGAGGGTGCGCTCACTCCCGACTACACGCACGACCAAGTGTGGAGTGACCTGCAGGCATCCATGAAAGCCCGTGAGGAACTGCTCAAGATGGCCTTCCGCAACGCTGGCAAGGCTACGGTGTACGACGAAGCGACGGGCGAAGCGGTCCCCGTGTGTCCCGCAAAGGGGACAAAACCAAGCATTGCAGTAACTTTTAAAGCCAGTTAAGATGCCCGAACAACCCATCCAAAAGAGAGGCTCCCAACGCCGAAACCGCAACGCAACGGTCAAAGCCGTGTACCTGCTACTCAACAAGCCGATGCGTGTTGAACGATTGGCCGAGGCCGTAGATTTGCCCCTCCGCCAAACCTACCGAATCATCACGCACCTCAAAGCAACGGGGTGGCTGCAAAGCGACAGGACTTACTACTGGCTAACCATAAACCCCTAACCATGCCCAAACCCAAAGGAAAAGAAATCCAACGAAGAGTGGCCACTATCTACGCCGTGTCGTACCTCGCACAACGCCCATACAGGGCCACAGAACTCGCCGAAGTACTTGGGGTGACCATCCGTACCACCTACCGAATCCTAAGCGATTTACGGGCCTCTAATTGGCTCGTACTGGATAACTGCAAATACTCAATTCAACCTAACCAAACCCCAACCCAAAACCCATGAGCGATTACACCCCCCAACCCAACACCTTCACCCTGTTCGCCAACGACAAAGGTGACAACCCAAAACGGCCCGACTACAAGGGCGACATCATCCTCCCCGACGGGACCAAAATGCGCCTGTCCGCATGGGTCAAGGAAGGCAAGAGCGGAAAGCGGTTCTTGTCAGGCAAAGTGGAACCATTCCAGCAGCAGACCAGCGGCGGGAATTTTGCCCCCCAAGATGGTGATATGCCTTTTTAGTGTAACTTTGTAGCCTTATTACATTTACCATCAACCACCTCATGTTTCCGGCCATGCGGTGTTTAGATAAAGGGTTCAATTAATCGTAACCCCTCGCCCCAGCTGCCGGAACAGTTGGGGCGTTTTTTTCTTAATGCTATGGCAGAAATATCAATCTTCAAAGCCTCCACGGGAAGCGGTGTACGAAATAACGTCCCGGAGAGCCACATGCAGTTCGTCCAGTACATTCAGGACATCAAGGAAGGCATCTTCTACACCGAGGTCATGGCCTACCGTAAGGCCAAAACCGAGGAAACCAAACGAAGGCTCACCGCCGTAACGCCCAGCGGCAAGTTCAAGAAGCAGGGCAAAGAAGGTCTTGAAACGCATTCCGGCATCCTCTGCATTGACATCGATGCCAAGGACAACGAAGGTGTTGACGTGCTGGCAATTCGTGAGGACGAGTTTCTCTACGCTCTGCACAAGTCAACAGGAGGCGAAGGCTATGCGGCCTACTACCGTATCGAACCGGACCGCCACCTGGAAGCGTTCTACGCCCTGGAGAAACGCCTTGCGGACAAGTTCCACATCATCGTGGACCCCGCATGCAAGGATGTGTCCCGCTTGCGGTTCGTGAGTTTTGACCCGGACGCATTCATCGCCTCCAAAAATGTGCAGGTATTCAAGACCTACTTACCCAAGGTCAAAGCCGCACCGGTCCCAAATTTCTATCCCCACGGCGAACACGATGTCGAACACATACTGCAGCAACTGGAGGCCAAGCGCATTGACCTGACGGATTCCTATGCCGATTGGGTCAAGATTGGATTTGCTATTGCTGCAAAGTACCATGAGCCGGGGGCCGACCTGTTCCATCGGGTTTCGGCGCTATCCCCGAAGTACAACCCCGAAGCCTGCGACCGCAAGTACAAGCAACTTTGCCAGTCCAAGCAGAACCAGGTGTCCTTTGCTTCGTTCATGTGGCTCGCCAAGAACGCAGGGGTCGAAATCCAAACCAAGCAAACCAAGCACATCGTGTCCACGGCCAAGTCCCACCGCATGCGGGTCGGGACCAATGGAGGACCCAAGGACATCAACGCAGCCAGCGAAACCGCAATCCGGATTCTTCGAGAGATTGACCAAATAAACGTGGAGCAGTTGGAAGAAATCGTCGCCAACACCATGGCCCTTGATACTACGGAACTGAAATCCGCTGATACCGAGGACACTCCGCTAAAGCAAATCAAGGCTTACTTGAGGTCATTTGACCTAAAGCGCAACGAGGTGACCCGATGCATCGAACTGAAAGGCGAACCCATTACCGACGTTGACATCAACGATTTGTTTACGGACTGCCTGGAGCAGTTCGGCAAGAAGGAGGTCAACATGCAGTTAATCAACTCAATCATTGATTCAAGCCATACCCCGACGTACAACCCGTTCATGCAGTTTTTCGCCAAGAACGGACACCGTACCCCGACTGGCTGCATCAAAGCCCTGACCGACACCATCGTTGCCACAAATGTGGAACACGCATTCATGCAACTCTGCATTTACAAGTGGCTCTGCTCCGTGGTTGCAAGCATGCACGGGGAGTATTCGTTGTCCATCTTGGTCCTGTGCGGCGACCAAGGAATAGGCAAGACCAACTTTTTCAGGAACCTGCTGCCAACGGAACTGCGGTCCTACTACGGGGAATCCAAACTGGATGCCGGGAAGGACGACGAAATTCTTATGTGCAAGAAGATTATCCTCTGCGATGACGAATTTGGTGGCAAATCGAAGCAGGAGGCCAAGAAACTGAAGGAACTATCCTCAAAGCAAACTTTCAGCATCCGCAAGCCTTACGGACGGGTCCACGAAGAACTTACCAGGTATGCGGTTCTCTGCGGGACATCCAACGACGAGGAAGTCATCAACGACCTCACAGGGAACCGTAGAATCCTGCCCATCGTTGTGGGCCACATTGATTGGGATGCCTATGCGGCCATCGACAAAACCGACCTATTCATTGAAGCCTACCACTCCTACAAGACCAACGGAGCGGATGCCTGGCAACTGTCCAAGGCCGAAATCACCATGCTGAACGAAAAGACCATCAACAACGTCCAGCCAGCGGTTGAGAAGGAATTGCTATTTAATTACTTTGAGATGCCAAACGAAAAGAACAAAGGCATCGGAGCGGAGTGGCTGACCAACTCCGAAATCAAAAATATCCTCGAATCCTACACCGAGCAAAAAATTAACCCAAACAAACTTGGGGCGGTTCTTAAGTCGATTGGCTGCAAAAAAGTGAGCCGAGCCGAGCGAAACAACCGAGGATGCTACTACATAGTCACTAAGTCAAATAGTAGTAACTATTCACAAGGCGGTGATAATAAGCGACATCCGTACTGACATAGTCACATAGTCACTACAAATGGAATTTTCATTTAAGATATATATAAGCGTGTGCGTGTGTGCGTGTATGTATATATATATATTCTCTATAGAAAAGTAGTGAATGTAGTGACTATGTGACTATAAGTGGCCCCCACGATATCAAAAACGCAGATTTTTATAGTCACTACTCAAATTTTGCAGTAACTATCAGTAACTATGCTAAGACCCTACCAAACCAAAGCCATTGGCATGATGCGGTTAAGCCTTTCCGAGGGCAAGAAACGCTTGATACTCTGCTCCCCAACGGGAAGCGGGAAGACGGTCATGTTTACCTACATGGTCGCAAGAGCCTTGGAGAAAGGCAAGCAGGCCATCATCTTCACGGACCGTGTCGAACTGCTGAAACAATCCAACGGAGCCTTGGACCTATTCGGAATCAAGCCAACCCTCATTGAGGCCAGCAAGACCCGGCTTGACGTTTCGGGGAATTGTTTCATCGCCATGGCCCAAACATTCAGCCGCAGGAAGGACGCAGTCGAATACACGGACCTGCTGAACCGAATGGACCTGGTCATCATCGACGAGGCACACAAGCAGACCTTCAACCCATTGCTGCCATACATCAACCCCAAGGCCGTAGTCATCGGCGCTACCGCAACCCCGCTCCGTCGTGGGAACCAAGAGTGCCTATCCAAGTTCTACGAGGTTCTGCATGTGCCAGTTCAGGTGCAGGAATTGATTGACCAAGGGTTCCTTTCCAACCCCGTGACCTATGGTGCCAACCAAGACCTTTCCGGAATCCGCATGAAGGGGAATGACTACGACACCGAGCAGATGGCTACTGTGTACTCCAAGCGTAGGGTATTTGACGGTGTGGTCCAAAACTACGGGAGGCATTGCAGAGGGAAGAAGGCCATTGTGTTTGCCAGCAACATCGCATCCAGTCAAGAGGTCTGCGCCGCTTTGCAGATTGCAGGCCACAACGCCCGCCATGTGGATGGCACTATGGGTAAGCAGGAACGGGCCGATGTATTGGAATGGTTTAAACACACGCCCGACGCTATCCTTTGCAACTGTGACTTGATGACCACGGGATTTGACGAGCCAACCATTGAGGTGGTGATCCTATACCGTGCGACCGCAAGCCTGCCGCTATTCATGCAGATGGTGGGCCGTGGTTCCAGGGTAACGCCAACCAAGAAGGAGTTCACGATCCTTGACTTCGGGAACAACGTGCAGACCCATGGCTTTTGGGAGAACCGGCAGCAATGGTCCCTCAAAAAGAAACGCAAGAAGAAATCCGATGGCGTTGGCGGGGCGAAGAACTGCAAGGGCTGCGAGGCGATTATCCCCGTGGGGGCGATGAAGTGCAAGCATTGCGGCTACGAGTACCAGCGCAAACCGCAAGAGCAGGGCGAAATGGTGGACCTGCACCTGATGACCAAAGCGCAGGGCATGCAGTTGGCAACGACGAGCAGCATGTACCAAAAGGCACAACTGGCCAAGGCCAAAGTAATTTCACCGTTCTGGGTGTTGCACAACCAATGCAAGAGCAAAGCCGAAGCCTTGGAGTTCATCCGCTACATGGGCTGGAAGCCAGGCTGGGCCTTCCACAACAAAGACCGTTTCCCAATCCTCAAATAATGCAAGAGTTCAAGATTCAAGCCGAGTGCTTTCAATGGCATTGGAACACCTTCCCCGACCAGCGGGGCCGACTATTCACAGTCAACAACAACGCCCCGTCTGCGTATGCTGGAAGCGTGATGAAGGCCATGGGCGTGGTTGCGGGGGTGAGCGACATGATATACTTGTCCGACGCTGGGGCCGTGTTCCTGGAGTTCAAGGACCCCAAGGGCAAGCAGTCCCTCTCCCAAAAATGGTGGCAGGGGGTCGTTCAGGAGGCGGGGTACAGGTACGAGGTCATCCGAAGCGTGGAAGAATTTCAGCGGGTGTTGGCTGAATGTGGGTAGGTTGTGTATATCTTTGACCCATGCGCCGCATACTGCTCCTTCTGCTCCTGACCGCCTGCACCAACGACCGCCCTTGGACGGTTATCGAGGTGCGGCCCAAGGGTAACGCCTGCGAGTATGTGCTATCCCGCTCCAACGGATTCGGGCCGCAAGTAAAAAACATAACCGCAAAATGCGGGAAGTACACACTTTTCCAAACCATAAACCCATAACCCATGAAACCAACCCCCACCGATTTCCGCCGCTGGCAAATCCACATCCGCAAGGAGTGCGTGAACTGCGACCGCCCCGACCGCTCCGAAACCATCAAGCCTTGGTCCGTGAACTGGACCCTGCTCGGAAGAATCCTTCAAGCCAAAAACGCCTGACCATGGACGCAATAGGTAAATTTTACGAACTTGCTGAGCGGATAGGCTTAAATATAAACTACTGGATGGGATATTCGGTGGCCGCTAAATTCGTGGAGTCGTTTGAAAAGCATATAAAATCAAGCCAGTGGATAAGACCCCAAGACCAAATGCCCAAGGAGGGCGAACCCGTGCTGATTACCGACATTGAAGGACTGCAAATCGTTGCTTGGTATTCTGTAAGTAACAATATGTGGTACTCCGAGAATCACTCCTGGTTCACCCATGAAGTGCTTTACTACATGCCCATTCCCGAAATTGTTTAACCCATGACCCCAGCACTCATCCACCACCTCGTTGACACCACGGCGGCCATATTCGGCATCACCCCCGACCAAGTGCGGTCCCCGTCAAGGGAACGGCCCTGCGTCATCGCCCGCAACATCGTGGCCGACATCGCCTACAACGAGTACCTATTCACCTTCATGGCTATCGGCAAGGAACTGAACCGCCACTATTCCACCATCATCATCAACTTGGAATCCTTCCACAACGACTGCAAAGCGAAGCCCCAACTCCGCTACCTTCGCAGGCAAGTTTTCAACAATGCGCAGGACTACTTGCAGACCGCTGAAGGGGCTTATATAACTGACACTCTGCTACTTCCGCCCACCGAATAGCCCGAAACCGCACACATCCCTAAGGGGTCGGCCTAACCGCTGACCCTTTTTTTTTGCAATCTTTGCATATGCAGTCAGCAGAACAAACGATACTGGACCTCTACCGCACGGGCGAAATCCGAAAAGCCTGCCTAACCATCACAGGGGGCGACCCGCTTTGGCGAGATTTGGAACAGGAGTGCGTGCTAATCCTGCTGGAAAAGGACCCCGCCAAGATTCTGCAAATCCAGTCGCAGGGGTACTTCAAATTCTATGTGGTGCGCCTGCTGCTCAACCTCTACCGAGGCAAGAACAACCAGTTTGCCCAAAAGTACCGTCACCACGATTTGCTTGAAGAATTGGACCCCGATTCGCCCATACCACAAGCCGAGTACGATTCGCTGATGGATGACCTTTGGGCCATCGCAGAAGCCGAGATGGACACATGGGCCAAGGACGGGGCGTTCCCGTATGACAAGGAACTGCTCCGCTTGCACCTCCGCACGGGTAACATGAAGAAACTTTCAAGGGACACGGGCATTCCGTACCGCAGTATAATCTATTCCATTGACCAAGCCAAGGCCAAAATCAAGGCCGCCATCCAAAACCATGGACACGCTGATATTTCCCCTGCTGATTAGTTCGCTGACCGCCCTTGCTATTGCGGAGTATCATGTCCTCCCCCAATGGTGGTACACGACTTGGCTGGGAAGGCACAAGCCGTTTTCCTGCGTCACCTGCCTGACCTTTTGGGTGGCGGTCCTGCTTACCTGGTCCACCTGCGGTTGGGTCCTCGCTCCAGTTTACGGCCTCGCCTCTGCGGGGTTGACCGTTGTAATCCTGCAACTGACGAACCGATGACACAAGACGAGTTTGTCCTTGCGCAAAAACACCGCCACTATTGGGAGCAGTACCAAGCCGCCCTGTTCATGCGGTTAAGCCCCGAAGCGGTCCACGATTTGCAGACCATCCTCGTGGCCCATGGCAGACCCAATACAAATTGGTGGTGTGCGGACTGCGTAAAATCGGCCCTCCAATACATTTACCAAGAGGCGGACCTATTCGCCGAAGCCAACCAGCAGACCGTTACCCATGCCCTCAACCAAAGCCCCCAACGATGAGGCCCAAGTCCAAGCCCGCATGGATTCGCTGATGATGGTCATTACGACCCTTTGCGACTGCATCGGAGCGGTGGAGGAATCCAACTCGCCCAACGCCTTTGCGGTGAAGATGAAAATCGTGGACAAGATTGACGAACTGATTGATAAAATTGAGTACTGATGGGAGCAGGAAGGCCACGGGTATTTGCGACCCCCGGTGAACTATGGGATGAGTTCACGGAATATTGCGACAAAACCAAGGAACGGCCCATCCTCGTAAAGGATTGGATTGGCCCCAAAGCCGTGGAGGTTTACCGGGAAAAGGAAGCCCCATTGACGATGGAAGGGTTCCGGTTACATCTTTGGGACAAAGGAATCGCTGATGGAGGCAAGGAGTATTTTCTTAACCGGACGGGAACATATCAAGAATTTACCACGGTCTGCTCCCGCATAAAGGAAGCTATCCGGGCTGACCAAATCAAGGGAGGCATGGCCGGCATCTACAACCCCTCCATCACGCAGCGGTTGAACGGATTGGTAGAAAAGCAGGAAACGAGTATCACCATCGAGCAGCCGCTTTTTGGCGATGGACTTTAAGTACACCACCGCCATCAAGAAGATTCGGGCGATGACCGCTCGGAAGAAGGTCATTCAGGGCGGGACAAGTGCGTCCAAGACCTTCGGCATCCTTGCGGTCCTGATTGACCACGCCGCTCGCCATCCCAAGTCGGAGATTTCGGTCGTGTCCGAATCCGTCCCTCACTTGCGACGGGGGGCCATCAAAGATTTTGCCAAGATTATGCAATGGACCCACAGGTGGGTTCCCGACCGCTGGAACAAGACCCTCCTGCAGTACAACTTCGCCAACGGATCCACTATAGAATTTTTCTCCGCTGATTCGGAAGCCCGCCTCCGTGGGGCAAGGCGGCAAATCCTCTACATAAACGAGGCCAACAATATCGATTTCGATTCCTACTACCAGTTGGCGATTCGTACAAGTCAGGAGATTTACATCGACTTCAACCCCACCCACGAATTTTGGGCGCATACGGAAGTCCTCCCCGAAACGGATGCGGAGTTCCTCATCCTCACATACCAAGACAACGAAGCCCTTCCCGACACCATCCGCAACGACATCGAACTGAATCGCACCAAAGCCGAAACATCCGCATACTGGGCCAATTGGTGGAAGGTGTACGGCCTCGGCCAAGTCGGGACGCTCCAAGGGGCGATATACGGCGATTACACGGTGGTTGAGGGCATTGACCCATCCACGATGAAATTCGTCGCCTACGGCCTCGACTGGGGCTTTAGCAACGACCCTACGGCCTTGGTCGCCGTGTACCGCAGGGGGGACGACTTGTTTGTGCATGAGTTGCTCTACCATCGGGGGCTCACCAACTCCGATATTGCCACCCGACTGAAAGAGTTCGGCATCACAAGGGCTTGGGAGATTGTGGCCGATTCGGCAGAACCGAAGTCAATCGAGGAAATCTATCGCCTCGGATTCAATATCAAGCCCGCATCCAAGGGACCCGATAGCGTCAGGCAGGGAATTGACATCGTGAAGCGGTTCAACCTTCATGTGACCAAGGATAGCACCAACCTGATTAAGGAGCTCCGCAGTTACACTTGGGCCACCGACAAGGACGGCAAGGACACGGGGGTCCCGATAGATTCCTACAACCACGCCTGCGATGCGCTCCGCTATGTGGCCTTGAATAAACTTGCCGTGAGCAATTCGGGGAAGTATCTTGTGGTGTAACTTTGGGGCATGAACCTTGAATCCCTCCTTGAACTCGCCCTCGCCATCGGTCGGGTCGTACTGGCCTTGGTCTTTATCGGCTGCATCTTAACCCTCCTCATGCAATGAAACTCATCCACTACTACCACATCTATTGCGGCGGCGGCGGCCAATGGCAACTCATCATGCACCAACACATGATGGCCTTGTGCAATTACGG